ATGGAGGAAGTAAATATGAATATCAGTAAAATGGTATCGGACACGGTTAACTTATACCGACAGTTAGATGCCAAAGATCAGAAAATTTGGAAACCAGGAACCCATGTTTCAAGTTCTTACGTTTCACTTAATATTCACATGAGTGAACTGGCTAAAAGTTCAGGGATGTTAAAGACGGATATTACCGTTCCCAGTGGCAATCGAGACTACCAATTAGAGAATTATGTCAAGACACTTCGGGACTTTCTGTTAATCGCTAATTTACAAAGCTGGACTGACATTATTGATGTAGATGAACAAACGTTAAATAAACTGTCTGCAATGAAGAAAACTGATGATTTAAATTCGTTGTATTTGTCAATGCTAAATATGCTGCTCAAAAGTTATTACGAAAAGAGTAAAATTGGGTATAAACACGCTTGGACCTTGTTTTTGAAGTTTGGAATTGTTGATCTAGGCTTTCAGGCAGAAGAAATCACAGACAAGTTTGATGAAATGATTCAAAATGACTTGAACACGGTCTTAGATAACCACTAAGTCTAGTAATATATTAAAAACCATTGACTTATAGTTTAATATTCAATATAATTGTTCTTGTTGTTTGAGTTTATGTCGCAGTAGCTCAGCTGGATAGAGCAACGGTCTTCTAAACCGTAGGTCGAGCGTTCGAATCGCTCCTGCGACATATATATAGTTATTATATGGGTATTAAACACTGATATAACAACAATCTTAAAATACTTGGTCACATTTTGGTCACATCCGAAATGTTTCCGAGTATTTTTTTGGTCTTTTTTGCTTCTTCATCTTCCTTTGATTCTAAAAGATGTGCGTAAACTTGTTGCGTAATTGATATATTTTTGTGTCCTAAGCGTTTCGATACGTATTGAATAGAAATACCCATTGAAAGTAAATAAGAAGCGTGAGTGTGCCTTAATCCATGAAATGTGATGTCTTTAATTCCAAGATGCTTTGATAAAGTTTTGAGACTTTTATTAACAGCTGCATTACTATTTATATTTCCCGTATGACTTAAGAAAATAAAATTGTTTGGATTGTTTTTCTCAGACTTTCCTAAGAACTCTAATTGAGCTGCTTTGACCTTTTGAAGTAGGTTCACTAAATCATCATTGATTGCGATGGTTCGCATTGAAGTCTTATTTTTGGTTGGTTGAAATTCTTTATCAACTTGCGAGTATGATTTATCGACAGTTAGTTCTTTATTTTTCCAGTCGATATTGTCCCACGTAAGGCCAATCACTTCTTCAAAACGTAGTCCAGTGAGTAGGGATGTTGCGATCATTGCATAATTAATTTCATCAAGACCCGAAAACGTAAAACATTGCTTTAGTAACTTTTGCATATCTTCTAATTCTAAAAACTTGTCGTTAGGATCCTTTCCATCTTGACCACTTACTGTAGCACCATCAGTAAAGTTATCCTCAATTTCGTGCATTTGCTTAGCTTTAACAATAGAGGCTCTTGTTTGTCGATGAACTTTTTGAACTGTCCGGAACTTTCCTTTGCTTCCCATTTTGTTTAGAAACTTTTGATAGTCTAAGAACGTAATATCTTTTAATCGTGCATTTCCCCAATATCGTTTTAGAACATTTCCAGTTGCTACATATCTTCTTTTAGTTGCATTAGATAAAATTGGTTCTTTAAACGTTTTGTACCAATCAAAGTAGTAGTCAACTAGTGTCTTATTGTTATCGACAATTATTTGATTAGTATTTCGTTTCTGTTCTTGATCTATCGACCATTTTTTAGCTTCAGTTTTTGTGTTAAATGTTTTACTCAAAAAGCGACGCTTATGTCTTGAATCGAAAAATGAAACACGAGCTCGCCATTTATTATTTCTTTTCTGGATATTGGCCATTATTATTTACCTCTGAACGTATGTTCGATATAATGGTTAAAAATAAGCTCCACAAATAGTAGAGTTTACTTTTAACATTTATTTTCTGTAATTTTAAATTCTCTGGTTAAGCATTTCTACCACGCACGGTAGGGATGCTTTTTTTCTATAATTCTAAAAGTTGTTTTTTCTTTTCTTCAAATTCTTCATTAGTAATAATTCCATCATCTGCTAGTTGCTTGTACTTTTTGATTTCATCAACAGCTGAATTACTTTGATTAGTCGAATTGTCATTTTGAGGGTTATGAATGTTTGCAACAATATCGTTGATCATATCTGCTGCTTTTTCAAAAGTTTCCTTTAACGGTTTTCCAGTTAATGTAATAGTATTTGGTGATTCTTGTGGACTATCTTTTCCTGTTGTTGCCCAGTAGTTCTTTTTAGAATCTTGGACTCCACCAGCTGAAACTTCAAAATAACCAGATAACATATGATAATCAACTGAAACACTAGAAATATTGGCATAAGGCATACGATAAGTTTGATTTCCAAACATATGACCAGTCATAAAACCCTTCTTTAGTATGTATAGCTTACTTTCATCACAAAAAAGATATTCTTTATTTGTACCTTTCAAAGCAATTTTTAAATTATCAAAATCTTTTAGTCCAAAATCACTTGCAACTTTCTCAATCTTTTTTCGATCTTTTTCTTGCGTAAACACCATTTATAATCTCTCCCTTTAATAATTTCAGCTTTTAAAGTCTTCAGGGTTGGACACATTCATTTATGAGGTTATCCATTTGGATGTGACTTTGCCCAATCAAGTTGACCTTGAACCCATGAATCAGCAGATCCATCTGGATTGCTTCCAGGAGCGTGATCTTGATTCTGAGTGTTACTTGACTGATTATAAGTAGTTTGCTGATTAGTATTATTTGCTTGAGTTGAATTAGATGGCTGAGTAGTTGAATTTGTGGAATATGTTGATTGTTGATTATTAGATGACTGTTGAGAATTTGTTTGAGAACTGATATTAGAACTTATATTTGATTGATTTTCTTGTCTATATTTTTGACTACTACTTTCTGATTGTTTATAGTTTTTATTCTTTTTAACTTTCTTCTCAACTTTAGGCTTGCTATTTTTATGTTCATTTTTATTAGTTTTAGATGAACACGCTGATAAAGATAATGTTGTTAAGATAATTGCTGATAAAACTATGGTCTTCTTCATAAGATCTCCTGAATTTATTTTCATAAGTATTGTTTAGGTGAGCCATATTCTCTCATTAAATCACCGTATGTATTAGGCAGTGTATCGAATTCTTCCCTGTAAAAGCAGGTTAGAAGAGCAACAGCAAATTGGTCTGCTTGATACTCAAATTGATTCTTTACACTACGGTTTGAAATATAATAAGCTGACATGTCAACATGTTCTAGTGCATGTGCTAGTTCATGCGCACATACAAAGTATTTCTGGTTTGAATATTTTAACTCATCATTTAAAAGAATGATTGGTCGTCCAAAAAAATTCACAGTTTCTCCTTTAGGTTCTCCGTCAAAGTCTTTAAATTGAACATCAATGTTTAATTTTTCAGCAATTCCAAAAGGATCAAAAGTATTATATCTGTAACCAATGTAAGTGACTAAATCATTCATTCTTTCCATTATTATTACCACGCATTTTTTTATCTTTTTTTAATTCGTCCCAAAATACTTGTGTCAAGATTTGATTAACACGTTCACGTTGAGACTTAGATAGTTCTACACCCTTATAAGTCATTTCTCCATTTGATTCCAAGAACTTATCAAGTTCTTTTACATCTGAATCTGTAGCCCAATTTGGATTATTAGAATCATTTTGCTTAAATCCAGCTAATTCAAAGATTTCTTCTTTAGGAACTCTTAAACCCTTAGCTATCTTTTCAAGCGTAGCAGGTTTAGGAACATCTCTCTTTTCATTTTCCACTTGTGAGAGATATGAATTAGATATTCCACCTTGTAAAGCTGCTTGTCTAATTGTAAATTTTTTTAATTCTCTAATTTTTTTAATTTGAGAACCAAAATGAGTATTTTTATTTCTTAAATTATCCATAATATCTCCTTAACCACTAGTATTATAAAGGATATATTAATATTTGTTCGCAAAAAAGCAAAATTAATCTAGAAAATGCTTGCATTTAGTGAAACGATATATTAGTATTAATTATGTTGAAAGGAGGAAATAAATATGAAAATGAACGTTATTACTAAAGACCCATCTGAAATTAAGCAAATGATTAAAAATCAAGGATTAAGTATTAACGCATTTTGTAATAAAAACCATGTTTCTCAAAAAACAATGGTTAGAATACTGATGGATGGACATAACCCATACCCTTCTACTGCTAAAAAAATTGCTGATGGATTAGGGGTTAAGATTGAAGATCTTTTTTTACTGGTGGTGCTTGCAAAAAGTGAAACAAATAATAAAAATAAGCGATACAAAAAAGGAAACAGTTAGGAGATGAGTTAATTGATTGAAGAAACAATAAAAAGTGTCCTCTTCAAAATTGCTGATTCAATCATAAAAAATCAACAAATTAAACAAGGCGTTTTCAATCAAAAAGACTTAGCAAAATATCTTGATTGTGATGTAAACACGCTTAAAAAATACTACATTTACGAACCAGATTTTCCAGTAATTCCAAGAGGTAGCAAATTCATTTATCCACGTAAGGGCGTTGATGAGTGGATTGCAGATCACACAGTTACCTATAAGGAGGTGGCATAAATGAGTGAAGACGGTACACACAAATATCAGACGAACGAAAAAATATTAGATTTTATCGATAAAAGTCTTGAAGATCCAAATGTAAAAAATAATCCTGTAATGATTACAGCATTAGCAGAGTTATTTCACGAAACTATTAGTTATTAAAGGATTGGCTGACATTGAAAGGAGGTGACATACATGGGTAACACAGAAGTAGAAATTTTAAGTGAAATAAGAAGAACAAATAATATTTTAGAAAGTATACAAAAAGACCTTCATGTTATTGCAAGTAACACAAAGGTCAATAAAAAGGTTATTGATCCTATTACTGGGAAAGAATCTAAAACCAATTTTTAATCATTGTCTAGCTTATTAAGGAAATCCTTATAAACTGTAAAAACTGCATCTGGATTAACACTTTGTGGCTTAATTGTAGGTTCAGTTGCAAGGTAATTTATCCAAGATTTTGTTAATTCAGCAGCAATCATTTTATTGTCATTCATATTAATCACCTCCTTTATAAAAATTATATCAGAGGTGGAAATTGAAAGGAGGTAATCAATTGAGAGTATGCGAACTGCAAAACATTAAAAGTGAAGATTTAAGAAACCAGCTTACTGAAACTGTTGATTGGACTCTTTGGTCGAAAGGCATTTATCCAAGTAATGCTGATTCAGACGAAATAAAAGTGCTAATTAGTGATGCTAATAAGCCGATTGTTAAGTTTTCAAGTAAAACCAAAGTATTAGTTTTTGGAACGGCAAGATATGCTTACAAAAATTATCGTTTTGAAGTTGTTCTTAAGGATGCCGAGGAATACCAAAATATTGAAAACAACATGACAGAAGACGAAAGGAACCATGGATTTGAAATCTAATAAAAATAACAAAAAGTCAAAAGTGATTGAAAAAATTAAAGTTTATAAGGACGGATTTAGTAAAAATAGTAGAGCTATTAACGGTATTAAAGATCTTAATACAGTTGTATCTGGATTATTAATTGAAGTTTACAAACTGTTAAAAATAACCATATCAGAAGAGTTCGCACAGAATGCTATGCATAACATGGTCGATGAAATTTATAAACAAGATGTTGGTAAAAACAAAAAAAGGAGATAAAAAACATTATGACATTTAAAGACACAAAAAAGACGCTTCGAGTAGCACCTCGAAACGTCCAAATAAATTACTTATCTCTAATTTAATTCATTCTAATTCTAACGCTTCGGGTGAATTAATTCAACGGACGATGAAATAGGAGGAATTAAATATGATCGAATTTAGTCTTGGCCAAGCAGGCTTTTTATTAATAGCAATGATTGCTGGTGGCGGAATTGGTTATGCCATTAAATGGTACCAAGAAAGCCCAGACCACAAGTTTTTTGAATAGAGGTAAAACCATGAGAAGAATAAGCCAATTACTAAAACAAAGAAACCAATTAATTACTTCAAATCAACGTTTGCTCAATAGTGTAAGCCAACTTCATGATGTTCAAAAAAAATATAGCTAGTCGAACTGTTGATGATCAAGAAGTATTGCAACAATTATTTATTGATGAAGATAAGCGTAAACAAAATATTATTAATACAATTCATCCAGCACTGACAACTTGGGAGGACTAGAAAATGACAACTGAAAATACAGCAATGACTAAACCAATTGAATATGAAGCTAATGGGAAAAACGTTAAGTTATCTGGAAATATGGTTAAAGAATACTTAGTTTCTGGAAATGCTGAGGTAACTAATCAGGAAGTAGTGAATTTCTTACAATTATGTAAATTTCAAGGTCTTAATCCCTTCTTGAATGAAGCTTACTTGGTTAAGTTTAGAGGACGACCAGCTCAAATCATTACTTCTAAAGAAGCATTTATGAAAAGGGCTAATGCTGATCCCCATTTCCAAGGATTTAAAGCTGGAATTATTGTCCAACGTGGAGACGAAATCGTTAAGTTAAATGGAGCTATTAAACTTCCAAAAGACACATTAATTGGTGGATGGGCAGAAGTTTATAGAGATGATCGTAAAGTTCCAATTAGCGTTGAAATTTCATTAGATGAATTTTCAAAAGGGCAGGCAACTTGGAAACAAATGCCACTGAACATGATTAGAAAAACTGCCATTGTTAATGCCTTACGTGAAGCCTTTCCAGAGAACCTTGGATCACTATACACCGAGGAAGAACAAGGTGACCCAGAAGCTAATTTAAAACCTAGAACGGTAAATGCTGAAGAAGAAATTGCTACCAGTGTTGATGATTTAATTTCTGATAATTCTAAAGAACAAGAACCAAAAGATGTTACAAGCAATAAGAATTCTGATGAATTCCCTGAGACTCCATTTGATAAAAATAGTGGAAATGTTGATGAGGAAAAAGCCAAAACAGAGCAGACATCAACGCCATCTAAAAAAGAAGCTAAACCGAAAAAGGATGTGACAAATAATGACGGAAGCAGTAAAGAACTCAACGAACAGCAACAAGAACAACTCTTTGGACAAATCGACGATCTTCGACCTGACGAAAAGTAATTACTATAGTTCTGAAGCTAACTGGCATTACTTGTCAAAATCAGTTTACTGGAATTTTTTACAATGCGAAGCTTCTGCTTTAGCACAACTTAAGGGATTATATGCTCCGAAAAGGGATGAAACACCATTGTTAGTTGGGAACTATCTTCATTCTTATTTTGAAAGCAAAGTGTCACATCAAGCATTTTTAAATGAGCATAAAAAACAATTGTATAAGTATGGAAATCCTGAAAAAGGAATTAAAAAAGATTACAAAGGCGCCAATAAGATGATTGAAGCACTTGAAAATGATCATAAATTTCCATTGATTTATCAAGGAAAAAAAGAAGTTATTGTAACTGGAAAAATTGACGGCATTGATTGGATGGGAAAACTTGATTGTTTGTCTCCTGACAAAACCATGTTCTTTGATCTAAAAAACTGTTGATGACTTCCATAAAAAACATTGGAATGCGGAACGACATATTCCAGAGAATTTTGCAGAAAGTCGTGGATATATTTTGCAAATGGCAATCTATCAAGAGTTAATTAGACAAACATTTGGCATTGACTCTACGCCATATATCATTGCAGTTTCTAAACAACAAGAACCAGACAAAGCCATCTTTTCAATTCCACAATTCATGATGGATACAGAAATGGACGAATTAAAAGAGAAACAGCAACATATTTCAAATGTGATCAATGGCACCGAAAAACCAATTGCATGTGGGCACTGTGACTACTGCCGAATGAACAAGCAACTAAGCACAGTTACACCAATTGATTCTATTGAATTGTATTAGAGAGGTAAAAATATGAGCAGTTTATTAATTAATGAGCCACCTTTAATGGTTATTCCATCTTTAGCTAAAAAAATTGGTCTTAATGAAGCTATGGTAATCCAGCAATTACATTATTGGTTACTTAAATCTAATAAAGTACATGAAAATAGAAAGTGGATTTATAACACTTACAATGATTGGCAAAAACAGTTTTCATTTTGGAGCGTAAGAACTATTAAACGCACTATTTCAAACTTAAAAAAAACAAAATTTAATTATAATTGGAAACTTTAATAAAGCAGGATTTGATAAAACAAATTGGTATTCAATTAACTATGAAAAATTAAATGAATTAGAGGAACAACCATTGGGACAAAATGGCACTACGAGAGTGACAAATAGGACCGATACATTGGGACAAAATGACCCAACCAATACCAGAGACTACACAGAGAATACTACAGAGAATGAAGAAGTAGAGCGAAAAGGACTGACACCGATTAATTCCTTTCAAAACTATTTTGGAGTTTCCAAAAATGCAGTTGTCGAAAATTTAAATGAATGGTCAAAAGAATTTGGAGCTGACCTAGTCAACTATGTAATTAAGATAACGGCTCAACGAAATGTAAGTAATAATGCAGCATGTTCTTACATGGATAGCATTTTTAGAAGTTATCGCAAAAATAATATTCATACTATTCAACAAGCTAAGAAAGCTGAAGATAACTTCAAACATCGGCATTCCCAAAATAGTAATAAGAAGCAACGTAAGACAATAACACAAGAAGAATTGGAGGAAAGGAGCCTTGACTTCTGACCTTAGATTTTTAGGTAAAGACTTGAAAACGTTGGAAGAAACTTGCTCCATTCATCCGGACGTTCAACTTAAAGAGTTTAAAGGTCACAAAAGTTGTTGGAAGTGTACTAGAGAACGTGAGCATAAACATATGCAAGAACTTCAAAAGTCAGTAAAACGACGAAGCACTTATAACATGCTTAAACGTTCTTCAATTATGGACGATCCGGACTTAAAAAGAGTAAGTTTCAACGACTATCAAGAGCGAAATTCAGAGACAAAGAAAAATAAACAATTAGCAGAAAATTTGGCCATTTACTACACCGATCGAAATAACAAAGGTAACGCAATTATTTCTGGTAAAGCAGGAGTTGGAAAATCTCATTTGGCTTATTCAATTCTGAGGTATGTAAATAATCACGCTGAGCCAATGCAAAGCTGCTTGTTTGTGGATTTTAACGAACTGCTTCGACGTATCAAGGGTAGTTTCCACGATAAAACAAGCCCGTATCGAGAAGAATCAATGGTTTCACTACTAAGTGGAGTAGATCTCTTAGTTTTAGATGATTTAGGCAGTGAAGCAACGTTTCAAACTAGAGATAGTGAAGCTTCAAATTGGGCTCAAAATGTTTTATACGCAATCTTGAATCATCGTAATCGAACTATTGTCACAACTAATTTGTCTGGAGAACAAATGTTGAATATCTATAACGACAAAGTGGTTTCTAGAGTGATGAAAGGTAGTCAAGATAAAATAATTAAATTCAAAGACACAAAGGATTATAGAGCGAGGTTGTTTTGAAAAACGAATCAGTAATATTTATTAAACCGTTAAAAAACGGTGGTGCTTTCTATGAAAATTTACAGGAACATCAACAAAACGAAGAAGCGCTGCATGCTATGAGAAGAAGAGCGAAAAATAATTGGGTTGCTCGCTATCAACGTTCTGTTGAAAAACATGAAAAAGAGGTGATTGAGAGTGGTGAAAACAATTGGAAACCATGAAGAATTGATGAATACAATTCATGACCTTGAAGCCAAGCATTCATCGCTTAGCAATGTTGATGAGTTTGACGACGATTTGGTTGCTTGCCGAGTTTATTTTAATAAATTGCCAAATCATGGTAATGGCAAGAATAAGTTTATTTACATTGCATTTAATCGCGATGGAAATGAAATTGATCGGTCCATTAGTCAAGTGGGTTTGGTTAATAAGCTTCAAACGATGGGAATTGACTACAATGTCAATCATCTACAACAGGATTTAAACAAAAAGTCGCTTCGATCAAGATTTGGTTATGTTAAGAAAATAAGAATTGACGCATAAAGAGGGAGGATAGTCAGCATGTGGCTAGTTACAATTTTGATTTTATTATTAATTTTAGGTTGTTGGTTTTTGGATTCTGACTGCTGCAGTTGGCTATTTTTCCTAGTCATCATCTGGTTTGTCATTCTGTTTGTTCTTAAATTATGGTGGGTAATTCTGATCTTAATTGTAATCCTAGGGGTTATTGGTTGGATTGGAGCTGACAAATAATATGTATGCAAAATTAGAGCATATTAATGGCTCACAGCTCGTTTTAGATGTTAACGAACAATTAGACATGGAAAAGATAAAACGATTCTCAGACGGACACCAGCCAATTGTGGAGATTGATATTGCTGATGGACGCCATATAACTCCAGACCAGCGAAAAAAGATATTTGGGTTGATTGGAGATTTCTCCGAATACACTGGATTTTTAAAACCAGAGTCTGAAGCATTTTTGAAGTATGAGTTCATTGAGACGATGAAAGAACCGCAATATTTTTCAATGGCTAACTGTTCTGTGACGTTAGCAAAACAGTTTATCGACTTCATAATTGGTTACTTTATTGATGAAGATGTGCCATTCAAAACGAAGTGTTTTGATGAAATCCAAGGCAATTATGGCCTCGTCCGGAAATGTGTTTTACATCGTGATTGCATTGTCTGTGGAAAACCTGGTGCGGATATTGACCACTTTAAAGCGGTAGGAATGGGTAGAAACAGGTACAAGATTGACCAACGGGGAATGTATGTATGGTCATTGTGTCGGAAACACCACCAAGAGAGACACCAAATTGGCATTACTGATTTTGCTAAGAAATATCAAATTAAGCCGATTAAATTGGATGATGAATTAATCAGGCAACTTGGGTTAACAAGCAATAAACGACTTGATGAACAGGAGAAAAACGATGAACCGTTATAAGCACGGAAAATATGACCTAATCACTCATATGTCAGATATCCTACCAAAAGATAAATTTGTTGGATTCATGGTTGGCAATGTTATGAAGTACATTGTGCGCTTTGAAGATAAAGGAAAGCCAATTCAAGATTTGAAAAAAGCACGTGATTATTTAAACCGGTTAATTGATTACATGGAGGCAAAAGATGAAAAAATCTAAAGATAAAATATCACAGGAAGAAGTGATGAAACAGATAGACAAATCATATGATGAAAATATTCAAATACAACGTGATTTAAACAAGTATTATCCAACGATTGAAGAGATGAGCAGGTATTGGAAGGAACAATCAGAAAGTATGAAAAGTAATAAAACAGATGAGCGTTTAGAAAGAATTGAAAACAAATTAAAACTAAATAATTGTTTATTAGATAAATTGATTTTAATTAAGTCAAAAATGGAATGTAAGGAAAATGGAAGGCAAAGAAAATACATCGTTCCAATTCCAGATACTGAAGACGGCAAAAACCAGTACTTTTTAGTGAAAATAACTAGCCCTTACTATGCAGGAACAAGGATAGGCGTTGACATAAACGACAAAGAATCAATACTTCGACCACAAGAACCAAGTCTTTTGTCTCCTAACAGGTATAAAGAACAATTTATTTTTACTGAATCAGAAGTTGAACAATTTTCACCATATAACCAGCTTTTAGCTCAGGAGGTCGATATTGACTAATTTAATTCCAATTTGTATCAGTTGGTTTTGTGCCGGAATCAGTGTTGGATGTGCAATTGTGTCTGTGATGTTATTGCATAGCTGTATTAAGAAAACAAAACAACGTGATATATACCAAGAACGCGATATGTCCGACATATTTGATGAACATGGTTTTAGAGGAAATTTATATCATAATAATCCAAGCAAGTGGATTTAGATAACTATAAGCAAAAGAAAGAATTTAATGATGAGATTAATGATTTGGATGATTTGGCAATGTGGATTGCTAATGACGTGGCAAATCATGGAATGTGAGAGTAAATGAGTTATAAAACAGTAAGTTATGAAGAATTTGTTAAACGAGTTCATGAAAAGTTACCAGATGTGTTTATGCATTTCAACGAAAAAAGGTTTCCGATTACTGAAAGGGAAGCAAATGAAATGGAAACTGAAGTTGTTGGCCATGTAGAAGATGCAAGAAAAAAACGTAAAGATGGAGAGTTTGCATCGTGGAAAATTGGATTTAAAAAGAGAGGTATGAAGTGATTAAAAGCAAATATAAACGTATCTGTGAAGCAATTAAGGCAATTATGAATGGATATAAAGTTGAAATAAAAAAAGCTAAGTATATTGTTGTTTTCCCTGAAACTATTTCTAATGCTAATACATCCTATTTCTTAGCTAGACGTGATAATCCGAATTTCCAAAATCAAGGATACTATATTAAAGAACATCGTCTTGAAGATAATGTTTTGGAAGACCCTGATTGTTTATTTACCGGCAAAGAGATGAATGAAATGCCAAAGGTATATCGAAAACTAGCGAAAGAGATTGAATATTATGACTGATTTTATTTTAAGTAATATAACTTCGTTTTGTGCAGGAATTATTGTTGAATTTGTAATTGTTTTAATTTTGATAAGAACTAAGTGGTGATAACAGAGAAAGAAGTTATGAATAATGAATAAACAACAAAACAGTGTCCTTTTTGTAATAAAGAGCCTGATCATTATTTTGGTGATATGGATGGATTCTTCATCATGTATCAACCTAATTTAGGATATTGGACATTATGTTCTACGAACGTGTATGAAAAACATCCTAGCTTTTTAGATGACAGTCCTATTAACTATTGTCCGATTTGTGGAAGGAAATTAAATTCCCATTAGAGATCATGTGAGGTAAAGAAATTATGAAAGAATATAAAAGCGTTAATTATGTTGAAGCTGAAAAGTTCATTGGATCTGATGAACAAATAAATAGATTTAACATTCAACAACAGAATGTAGGAATTTTTGGACCAGTTTGTAACACTGATGGTTCTAAAGTTATGTATTTACCTACTAAAGATGATTATTTAGAGATTGAGCCTGGTAATTATATTGTTAAAAATGCTTATGGAGTAAGAGTATTAAATCCAATTGCTTTTAAAACCATTTATAAACCTAATGATGGTAAACATGAAGTTCAACTGAATAATGATCCGCTTAAGGATAATCCAGAGGTTCAATATGATTTCTTACATGAGTTGTTTGATATTTGTCCAGTTAATTTAGATGAATTGAATGATGATGCGATTCAAAAATACTTTTATGATGTTTCAGATTATATTTTGAACGTGTTTAATGGAAAAATTGTTCCTGGGGAACAGAAGCTCAATCAATAAAACTTTTCGTATTTATTAATGAATACAGAAAAGGAGATTTTAGATTATGGAAAAAGATGGACAAAAGGTAAAAGTACCACAGTTTGTAGCTGGTTGGATTGAGAGAAATAAGGATCACCATTGTTCTTCACTTGGTGAATTACTGTTAGCTGATAAGTCTGAGTTAGACAAGTCAGATAAGCAAATGTTTGATTGGTTGTCATTAGACTTAGAAAGCCACGTTCTTTTGGTTAGAGAAGCAGTAAAAAATTGTTATACATTTGATAATCAAGAATATGTGATTCCAATTCCAAATATTATTGCATATGGAAATCAAGCATACTTGTCAGTATATGGTTCAGAGAAAACAGGTAAATTCCACGCAATGACAAAAAATACTGATGAAAAGATTACATTTACCGAAGATGAATTAGATGAAGTACCTGAAATGTATCGTAAGTTTAAAATTCCAAAGGAGTTGGTGATTGATGATGGGTAAAATCGAACCAATTAAAAAAGTCGTCCAAGATATGAACGACGAGGCACAAAAATTTTATGGAAATATTGATAAAGAATCACTTAAAGTGGTTGGACATATTGAAGTTGAGTTGATTGATGGTCAGTTCATGGCCACCAATCATCAGATTATTTCGAAATTCAAAAATAAGGAGTGTTGGTAAAAATGTCAGATGTATTTATTAGTAAATAAGAGGCAAATAAAAATGAAGTAAGAAATGTTGTCTGGATTACAGATGAACAAGCTTATTGGTTGAACGAAGAAATTAGAAAAACAGTTGAGGAAACTGGTACTGATAATAAATTAGTGGTAGCGGCACAAATGCAACAAGATATTAATTTAATGCAACCAGACGATCCAATGTTTGAGTATTCCCAACATCATCAAGAAGCATTATTAGACGCATTAGTAAATGGATTCAAGATTAAGCTAAAAAAATTGTAGTTCCACTTCCAAATGTTTACAGCAAGCAAGGTAATCCTCAATGGTTGAAGCTAGTTGGATATGACAAAAATCGTAGCAGTTGACAACACTGAAGCTACTGTCTTCAAAGAAAACGAATTAAATAAAATTCCAGAACTATATAGAGACTATGCAGTAGTTTTCAAAGAAATTTAGAGCAAACAAAAAAGCAGACCATATCCCTAAAGTCCACTTTTTCCACTTATTAAAAACGTATGTTCGTATTACAGAACTTCTCTAGTATAGCACACGAAAAGGAGTTCTGCTTATGTCCCATTTCACATTTCTCAACAAAGAAAAGACGATTGCAAACGCAAAGATGGCTTTAGAGAAGTATTCGTATTGGCATAATCGTGAATTAAGCCAAAAGGTTGCGTCCCTTGGATCGCCAATTATTTCAGATATGCCAAAAGCACAATCAACTACTAATACTCAAGAAAATAGAATTTTGGAACACATCGACGCCGGCTTGTATTGCGAGTATTGCCGAAAAGCAATTGAGTTCTTAACTGATGAACGTTACCAAGATATTCTCAATAACTCATACATAACGAGACAATATCCAGATGAATTTTTGATGTCAAAATTATGTTTGAGCAAGACGAGATTTTACCAGGTTAAAAATGAGGCACTATTAGCGTTTGCTCAGGTCTGCCCGCCACTTCCGTTTAAAAATGATGATGATGTTTACTCGTTAATTTCCTACAAATGAATTTCAGAATGAATTAAAAGTGAACTATTTGTGAACTAAAAGCGGAAGAAATGTGAACTAAATGTGTACAAAGAGGGGACAAAATGTGCACCATAAGCGGAGCCAAACGTTATATATTGGTATTGTTCAGAAATTGAACATTCCATTCAAATTGTTTCTGTTTTTACCTCGGGCAAGTATAGGCGACAAGGAAAGCCTCAAAGAATAGCCTGGTTCGAATCCAGGCACTTGCCTTTGCATCATAAATTATAATAAGGAGATTTAAGTATGGATTTTGGAGACGCATTGAAACTGATGAAACAAGGAAGTTATGTTGCTCGAAAAGGTTGGAATGGTAAAAATATGTACATTGGCATTACTTATCCAGATATCGACAACAGAGCTACTAAACCTTACATTTCTATGAAAACTGCTGATAATGAAATTATCCCTTGGCTAGCAAGTCAAACAGACGTATTAGCTGATGATTGGTTTGAAGTGCCTTATCGTAATGACATGCTTTTGTTGTCAGCGCAAACTTATTAAGAGTTTATAACGGTGCAATTCCGTTATGCGCCTTTGCAGAGAAATCTGCTACTTATATTGTTACTGTTAGCCCTCCTTTCGAATAATTGATTGTTCTTCTCATGAGTTAACTTCCAATGGCATATTTCATGGTTGACAGTAACAAAATCGCAAAAGAGTTGGAATCTCCATGTTCCAGCTCTTTTTTTATGGAGTGAATTGTTTGTATACGCATAAAGGAATTACATATTCATGCAAGGCAGAGTTCGAAATGATCCAACGTCTTGATCGTGAAGCTAAAAAGAAACAAAGAAAGCAAAAGAAACAAAAATCCAATGATAGGAGGGACGGTTGATGTAAGTGTCTAAAAGAGATGACGCTAAGGCAGATTACTTAGCTGGTATTTCATTAAAGAAAATTGCAACCAAATATGGAGTTGCATATGGAACGGTAAAGTCGTGGAAGTCGCGTGATAAGTGGGACGAAGACAAACGACTAACGCAACCGTTGCAAAATAAACGCAATGCAACCAAAAAAGGTGCAACCAGAGAAGAACTAGTTGCAACCCGTGAACCAGTTACCTCTGATGAACTGAATGATAAGCAAGAATTATTTTGTATGTACTATCTACAACGATTCAATGGCACGTGGGCATATATGAAAGCATACGGAGCTAACTATGAAACATCTATGGTTGTGCCAGTCAGCTTTTAAGCAAACCTAAGATTAAAGCCTACATTACCAAGTTAAAGAAGCGTGCATCTAATGAGTTGCAGCTTGAAATCACTGATTTAATTAAGGCCGACGCTAAACAAGCATTTGGGAATCTTGATGACTACATTAACTGGAAGACAACTAAAATGCTGGCAACCAATGCAGCAGACGCGCCAGTGCTAGATGCTAACGATAATCCAATTTACTATCACACCACAGACTTCTATTTAACTGATAAGGATAAGGTCGACATGTCGTTGGTTAAGTCAATCACTAAAGGTCGTGATGGTCTGAAAGTAGAACTCAAAGACCCCGAGAAAGCAAGAGAACGTCTTTACAAGTTCTTTGCTAATAGCAACGATGGAAAGAATAACGAAACTAACGCACTAGATAAATTGCTTAACACAATCGCAAAAGGAGCTGAACAAGATGACAAAGATAAACCTAAATAATCTATTCACTCCCAAGCAGCAGGAAGTAATTGATCAGGAAATCAACAACCCATACTGGACTTTGATGATTAATTACGGTGCGGTACGTGCTGGTAAGACGTTTGTTGACAACTTCGTGTTCTTATTTGAATTGCGACATGCAGCAGAGGTTGCTCAGTCTAAGGGAGTTGCATATCCGCAATATATCTTAGCTGGTGTTGACACAAGCTCTATACAATCGAACATTATTCTAGAAATGTTAAATACATTTGGTCTGGAATTTAAAAAGAATCGTTTCAATGGTTTCGATGTGAAGTTTCCTAATCTTCCACCAGTGCAAGTCAGGCAAGCATATACGGGAAATATCAGAGGCCTAGGCTCTATCCGTGGTATGACATCTTATGGTGCATACATCAATGAAGCGTCTAAGGCCAATCAGGAAATCTTTAATGAAATTCATGATCGTTGTTCAGCTGATGGTGCCAGGATTGTTTGTGATACCAACCCGGACATTCCTACACATTGGTTGAAAGTCAACTACATTGATAAGGCGAAAGATAGCAAGTTCATCATCGCTAACAAGTTCACGTTAGACGATAACGTTGCTAATCTTTCTCCACAATACGTTGAATCGTTAAAAGAAACGACACCAAGTGGGATGTTTTATGACCGAGCAATTAAAGGCTTGTGGGTATCTGGTGAGGGTCTGGTATATCAGGATTACAACGAGAAAGACAACACGATCACTGCTCAACAATTCAATAAAGTTAAGCAAGAACATACGTTGAGTTATTACTGTGGTCTTGACTGGGGATTTGAACATAAAGGTTCCATTGTATTAATGGCTGATGATGAAGACGGTAACACTTATCTGGTTAAAGAATGGACGTATCAACATCGACAGATTGAATACTGGATGGAAGTGGCCAAAGAAATCCAACAACAATATGGTCTAGCAATTCCATTCTATTGTGACTCTGCTCGGCCAGAATACGTTGCACGGTTTCAAGATGCCAACATTAAAGCAATCAATGCTTACAAAGCACGTATGACTGGGACTGAAGAGATAGCTGACATTATTCACAACAACAAGTTCATGGCTGTTAAAGACAACCTCATGGATTTTGAAACTGAGATTTATCAATACACTTGGAATGAAAAGGCCGGCGAACCTATCAAGAAAGATGGGATGGACGATTGCATGGACGCTTTACGTTATGCAGTTGCTACGAAGAACTGGTACAAGCGTGAACAAGAGTTGTCCAAGCGTGACAATGGTTCAATCACACAACAAAACGAACTACTACAAAGCAAAGGACTAATTGGCGGACAGCCAAGAATGGGGGTATAGGACGTGTCAAATATTAATGGAACCATGCGACAACCAGATGTATTCGGAAAGAATCATAGCTTAGATGGAACACGGTTTGGCCAGAATGCTAACGTACAGTACTCCATCCCTGAACCAACATGGGAAGCAGTCAAAGACGCTCCAAACTCTGAGAACTTCTTGGCATTAGTTCGCTACTACGTCAATGATCATTACTCCAATCAGTTGGACCGTATCTTAGAGTTGCAACGTTATTATTATGGAGATAACAACATTCATCATTGGCAAGGAGAGTTGCGCAACAAGAACCAATCAGACAATCGTATTGCTAATCCATGGGCCACATATATTACTAACTTACGAATCGGACATCAGTTTGGTAATCCAATCAAGTATGGCTTTGATAGCAACGATGACAACGCTGATGAAGACGAGGGGGAAGAATTACTAAACACGGTTGCACAGTTCAATCGCCAGATTAATGAGCCATATCACAATAGATTAATGGCTATTAACATGTTCACTACCGGTCGTGCTTATGAGCTAATGTTCATTAAAGAAGGAACGAATGAAGTACATCTGACAACGATTGACCCTAATAGTTGTTTCGTTGTTTGGTCGACTGATGTTGAGCCAACTGAACTCTTTGCTGTTCGTTACTACAAAATTCAAATTGCCGGACAAATCAACTTCCAAGTTGAAGTCTATACCGATAACAAGGTTTACTACTATGATGCCGGACAAGATATTACTGGAGATTTAACTCTAACTAAAGTGGAAGAAACATACTTCAATCAAGTTCCTATTACCGAGTTTGATAACAACCCTGAACGCATGGGAGTTTATGAACGTGTCCTGGATAAGATTGACGAGTACGATCAATCTGAATCAGGGATGGCCAACAACCAAGAGGACTTCAACAATGCCCAGTTGCTGATTTCAGGTATCATCAGTAATCAAGGTGGCAAAGCTGAACCGATGTTGGATGATAACGGCAATCAAGTTTACTTAGATAGTATTAACGGTGGTTATACTGACCAAGCAAAAGACAAACTCGGCAACAATAACACACCAATTATGGAAAAGCAGGTATTGGATACTCACTCAAACGTTATGTACTTAAAACCATACCAATTCCATGATGCGTCCGGTAACACACAGACTGTTCCAACAACTGCTTCTTATCTCACGAAGAACTTAAATGTTACTGACTGGGATAAGCACAGGACTGACATTGCAAACGAAATTATGCAGTTCACTAATACACCAAACGTCACTGACGCAAACTTCGCTGGTAATTCTTCTGGTGTAGCCATGGCTTACAAGCTCTTTGGAATGGATCAGGAAATGGAAGTAACTGATTCACTTTTTGCACGTGGTATTCATCGCCGGTTGCGTCTACTGATTAACTATCTTGGTATGCAACCTGGATCTGGTGTAAAAGAGGATGAGAACGCTAATGACGTTACCATCACGTTCACGCCAAACAATCCTAAGAACAATCAAGCAATCGTTAATGTTATGCAGTCACTGGCTTCTCAGGGTGTTGTATCAACGCAAACACTTCAAGAGATGGCTTACCCTGTTACAGGGGTTCCACAATCGCAAGAGCAAGAACGAATGGACCAACAGAAAGCTGACCAAGCTAAGAACAATCCAATGGCTGGCATCAACAACAAACTCTTTGAACAAAACATGGGAAATCAAAAGCCACCAAAGTTTGACCCAGATAAAGATGGACAGAGTGGTGGAGAAAGCAATTAAGGTGGTGTGACGGTTGGATAAAATCAAACAAGAACAAAAACGAATTGAGAAGTTAGTTCAACAGGATAACAACAACGCTGATAAGATTGCTGGTTTTTATTCGCAAGCAATGACGATTGTGTCTAACAATTTGAATGAGTTCTTCTTTCACTATGCTGTCGATAATCATTTATCTGTCGGTCAGGTATCAAAAGACGTCTCAACGTGGGATGTTCAACAATTCCACCTATCAATTCACTAATGGCCAACACATCAGATAACGACAACTTAACCAAACAATTGCGAGTTCTTTATGCTCAATCACAGGTCTCCAAGCGTGACATGCTAGGTGCTTTAGTTGGTGCTGGTGTAGTGGTTGCTACTAACAATGTTGCTGACTATTCCGTTGACAAACTCAACAAGGAATATGCTGAGGGTTACCGATGGCGCAACAGTGGAAGTGAATACACTATGAATCCTAACGACCATACTCAACAGGACTACTTAAACTCCCTTAACAACCACGCTCAAACGATGGTATCGAAAGCCACACAAGTTCTTTACTCCAGTTTACAAACTGGTATTGATCTATCTGACATGAGACATCTGACTAAGACTATGAGTGATAACACTGATCGTCAATCAGGAAACATCAACAGTGCTGTCAATACCGAAGTTTCTGGCATTCAAACATTGTTCCGGACAGAAGCATCAAGTAACAATGCTGACGGAGCAATGGCAGCATTCAAAGACAATGATGTTGACTATCTTTACTTACTAACGCAAAAAAGATGAGAAAGTTTGTGAGATTTGTGAAGGATTGGCAGACGACAACCCATATCCAATTGAACAAGCACCGGATATCCCCGAATCTAGCCATCCAAATTGCAGATGCCAACTCATTCCATGCGATAAAAATGGTAACCTAATCAGTGATACATCAATAGATTAGGTGGTAATTAAATATGAAAACAATTCGTAAATTAATCAGTAAGCAAAAATTAGTAGATACAATCATAGTTACATTTATTGTTTCAATGGTTATGAGCTTTATGCCAATGCTTTTAGTTGGAATTTTTCCCATACTACGTAGCAACTTATTATTAATTGTATCTATGTTTGTTGGCACTGGAATAGGATTCATATGTTTAGCTTTAATTGCAATTGAATTAGCTTATTAAATTAAATAAATATCATTAGCACTTAACTTTGTTGAGTGCTATTTTTATGGCCTTTTTTAGTCAGCAGGCTTAAAAGAGCTGGCTTTTTGCTGAGTTGAGAAACTTAAAACCTTACTAGTCTACGGACTTAAAACAGGAGGAAACCTTATGGCAGACGAAGAAAAGAAATACACACAAGCTGATATGGACAAAGCAATGTCCAATAAAGCTAAAGAGTATGAAGACAAGTATTCGAAGCAGTTGGAAGAACAGAAGTCTGATCTTGAATCCAAGATTGATGAAGCACGGAAAGAAGCTCTTAAAAAGGGTGAAGAGAGAGCACAAATGAGCGCTGAAGACGAAGCTAAAGCTGATTATCAAGACAAGTTGGATGCTTTAAAAGCTGAAAAGGAAAGCATTGCTAAGAAGCAAGCTGAAATTGATAAAGCTGATGCATTGACTAAGACTCGTGCACTTTTGAAAGAGAAGAACATTCCAGAGAGCTTTGCCGGTTATCTTTCATCGACGGATGAAGCAACAAGACAAAAGAACGTGGAAGAGTTCGCTAAGACTTTCCAAAGTGGAATTGATGAGGGAATCAAGCACAAGACTTCTGGGAAGTCCAATCCACAAGGCGGAGACCACATTGAAACACAGGGAATTACAGCCGATCAGTTTAGAAAAATGAATATGAAAGAACAATCTGATTTAGCAGACCAAGACCCTGAATTATATCAAAAATTATCAAAGGAGATTTAGCACATGGCAATGGACAAAGTTACACAATTGTCTGACTTGATGAATCCAACCGTCTTTGCAGACTGGGTCAAGCGTTCATCAACTGAAACAGACCGTTTTTTGAGAAGCGGCATTTTAACACCAGACCAATACTTAGGGAGTCGCTTACTTCAACCAGGACTAGGAATTACTATTCCAACTCTTAATGATTTGGGCGGAGACACACAAGCCTGGAATGACAATACTGATATCACTACTGAGGGTATTGGCTCTGATAAAGAACAAGAAGTTAAGTTTGCTGATGCTAAAGCCTACGCCGTAACTGACTACTCACAACTTATTTCTGGTGCTCCAGTAATGGAACAATATGCTGGACAATTTGGAAACTGGTGGGCTCGTCTCGATGAAAAACGTTTGATTAAGTTAGTTCAAACTGCTTTCAACAACGATGACATTAAGACTGCTAAATCATACAACATCGGTAGTGAAAAGGATTTGAACCCTGGCGACTTTATTGCAGCTATTTCACGCATGGGAGATGTTGTTCAAAACAACTTATCTCAAATCGTGGTTAACTCTGCTGCTTATGGTCAGATGAGAAAGCAAAACTTAATTGAAACTATCCAACCAAGTAATGGTGGAGTTCCATTTGAAGCTTACAACGGAATGAGAATTGTACTTGATGACTCAATTCCATTAGATGATAAAGGAACAACGGTTGCTTACATCTTTGGTAATGGTGCTGTTCAATACTCAACTGCAACACCAGCTAATGGAAACGTGATTACTCGTGATGAGTTCAAGAACGGTGGGGAACAAGCAATCATTCAAAAACGTTTAGCAACCATGCATATTTCTGGGACCACTTTGGATATGACACAGTTATCAAATGGATTCACTGGATTTAGAGATGACTTGCTTTCCGGAAATAAGAAGCTTTATAAGGTTGCCGATGACCCACGCAGTATCCAACTCGTTGAGTATGGCTTCAAAGTTGATCCAGAGTTCGTTGTTAAGGGTATTAACACCAAGAAAGACGATTCAAAGTCAACTTCAACACCTGACTCAAAGTCAACTTCAGGCTCAAGTAAGTAGGGATGTGATTTAAATGGCAGAACTGCCAAGTAAAGAAGAAGTAACTGGGTTGATGGATTGTGCGGATGATATCTCTGACGTGGTATTCAATGAGCTGGTTAATGAAGCTAATAAGGTAGCGGTTTCCGATGGTGTCAGCGATGACATGCTGAAGACTGCAACCACTTGGTTAACTCGCCATTTAATCTACATCAACCTCTTCATGGGCTCTGGTGGCGTCACATCTGCTGCTACGCTTGGAAACTCTCAGACCATTGCTGACCATACGCAAAACGATCCTTACCTCCAACACTATGAACAAATAGTCAATCAATTTGGATCAGGTGACAGCCTTGGTTCTGTCACGACGGAGTGATAGCTATGGCAGATGAAGTAACCCCAGAAGAAGCAATCAATCAACTCAATAAGTTTCGTGAGAATGCTGAACGGCTGAATGGTTACCAGTTATATGTTGGTGTTCCACGTGACGATGGATTTCTAACGATGATTGCTCTAGTTAATGAGCAAGGTAAGACGATCAGCCCAAAGAGTGGTAAATGGTTATGCATTCCAACTAAACAAACGGTTGGAAAGTCGCCACGTGATATTGATGGTCTGTTCAAACCAAAGGGTAAGAACATACTTGCTATCAAAGATAAGAGTCAATCAAACGGAATTCGTGTGATGTTCATTTTACGCAAGTCAGTCACAATTCCAGCACGTCCATTCTTGCGAAACTGTTTCACTCTAAACATTGACAGGTGGAATGAGGATTTACGAGACCTTATCTATCTTATGTATCAGGGTGAGATTGACCCGCACGAAGTCATGAGACGGCTTGGAGTTCTGGTGGTTAAGGATTTACAAAAAACCATCTTGGACTTCAAATCACCAAAAAATGCACCATTAACACAAGCTAACAAAGGTTTCGATGATCCGTTAATGAGTTCAGGGAAACTCTACCGGTCAATCACTTATGTCGTTGGAAGTAAAGGAGAAGTATAAATGAAATTTCATAACTTTAATAACTTTGCTTTCAACATGAAAATGTTGGCGCAACATCTCATTGTTGAATGTGCTAATGGTTCGAAGGTTGAAGTGAACGAACCACTTGTCAATCAAAGCAATCCAAACATCAACTTCCGATCAATCACTGGTGGAGAACTAGAAGTTGGAAGTATGTATTGGGTTAGCAAGTTAGAGGACGTGAAAAAAGGCGATCACGTCCTGTTAGACAATGAAAAGAAATACACCGTTGTTGGAATCGCCCAGGATATTGCCGGTGGATTAACCATCTATTCGTTGAAGTACAACAACGAGCGTAGGAGAGGCGGTGACTCTCGTTTCTAAAAATATTTACCAACAATTTGAAGAGTTATTAGGAGACATCATTCATGAATATGAACCTGACGTCCTTTTTTGTTCCAGAGGAAAGAACGGGCGATCAGCCTAGTTATCCTTACATCACTTACAGTCCAGTTGTGGCACACAAGCAGCTGTACTTTAATGATTACAATTCAAAACCATTTGAACTGGTTTATCAGCTTAAATGTGTATCGGACGCAAAAGCAGAGTCGCTAGGAATGGTGGACTGGTTGAGGCGTCTTTTTTATTTGGAAAACCCTTCAAACAAACTACTGGCTCACGGAGTGGCACTTGAGACCGTTGAAGACATGGTCAACACCGATGTTTATTTCAACATCGATTGGCAATTCTCAAATGGTCTCACGATGACTTTCATGATTCAGCCTAATTTTATCGACGATACACAAAACTAAATTAAAAGGAGATTTTATACATGGCAGCAAATGACATCATTAAACGTCCAACAAACGTTCACTTGACTGTATCTATTCAACAGTTAGTCAAGGGACAAGGAAAGCCTGCAATCGCAATTCTGACTAAGGGTTCAACTAATAAAGCTAAGACCTATGCCACTATTGACGATTTAACCGAAGACTACCCAGAAAATACCGAAGTTTATGCAAACGCTAAGGCAGCTATGGAAGTTCCAAACTTCAATGAAACCATTGAAGTGATTGAATATGGTTCAACTTATGTTCCTAATTCAAATACCCCAGTAGTTCAATCAGATGTAACAACCGGTGGTGATAATTCAAAACCAGTTGATACATCAGCACCAATTGTGCAAGCAGTTGGTAAACACATCTTTGATGGCTTCTACTACATCACTGCAGATAATTCAGTTCCAGAGAGTGATTTGGAAGCTTTATCTGATTTCTTGTATGACAATCAACGTGTCGCTTTGTATGCGCAGGTTAAAAGCATTTCTGACTTACAAAAATTGAGCTCACATGTTCAAGGTTATCAATCAGATTCAAAAGAAAAACAAGGCAATACGGGTGCCATTGTCGAAACTTCTGACAGACACCCAGCCGTTCAGATGATTGCTTATGCCTCAATTAATGCTCCGGTAGACTTTGGCCACATTGGAAATTTAACTCAATTCGAACCTGATGCTGACTTCACTGAGGATGACTACGAAGCAATTGACAAAGCCAACGGTTCTGTAATCGTCAATAAGGCTGACTGGGATATGTCGAACTCTGGTAAAGCACTTGCCGGAAACTATGTTGACCAATTTGTTCACGTAAACATGATTAACGATTCTATCAAATACGTTATTCAGCAATACATGAACAGTCAAAAGTGGCCTACTTATGATGAAAATACTGTCTCAATGATCGTTAAACTCATTGATGGTGTAAGTAAAGATTACGTTTCTAAAGGCATCTTAAATGATCCGATTAACGTCACATCAACTCCAATCTCACAAGTTCCAACCAAATTGAAGAATGAACGTACATTCAGCAAGTTTGGTTTCGACTATGAAGTTGCTAGTGACGTTCAAAACATCAATGCCAACGTAAACGTAATTGTCTAAAAAAGGAGGAATAGAAAATGGCTAAAACAACTATGAGTAATGGTGGAGCAATCAACATTACTTCATCACGTTTTCAACATGTCTACGTCAGACAAAATGGAAAAATTCGTGAAATTACCAGAATGAAAAATGGTACTGCCGGCTCAATCGCACCAAATGCTGCAAGATTCACTTACGGAACAGACTGGTCAGGCGGAATGAACATTATGGAATCTGCCGATAATTCATACAAAATTACATTGAACTTGGTAACAGGTTCTGATGATGAAAAGTTTTCAATGAATTATTTGGAGAACAAGTCAAGAGTGGTTCTGATGAAGATACTAGCTTTGATCTAATCTATGAAGACATGGCTAATAAACAGAAGTATACGTTGGAAGGCTGCAATATTGACACTCACCCAACTATTCAAATCCAGAATACTGATAGCACTGCTGCAATTTCTATCCATGCGGGTAATTTAGTAGATGAAAGCGACATGCCAGACCAGATGTTCAACTAAAAAATTCAACTCAAACACTTTAAAGAGCTATGCAGAAGTGCATAGCTCTTTTTTTATATAAAGGAGATTTTTATTTATGACTACAAGCAAAAAGACTAACAACGCAAAATTGACTGCTTTATTTGATGCTCAAATCAAGAAACGGGTAACTTTTAAGGATGAAAAGGGCAATGACAAAACAGAATCCATTACGCTTGAACGTCCTTCAACTAGTACCACTATGCAAGTTATGGACGCATTGCAACAAAACGATAACTTCTCTGATTTGGCCAAAGCATTTTTCCTAGTTATGCGGGATGTGATTGTATCTCCAAAGATGAGTTATCCATCATTAGATGAAGACCTACCAAAAACTAAGCAGGAAAAAGAAATCACTTTGAAAAATAAAGATGGCAAAGAATTTAAGTTCTTGCTCAAGTTTCCTGGATATGAAAAGACATTTGTTATCTTGTCTCAGACATCAAATAACCGTGGTGGAATGAATTTGGCAAACACTCTCCCAGTTTTACTTGATGAAGTTGTAAGAACCTCTGATCGTCACTACGTCCAAGAAACTGATTTTGACCCAGGCGAAAAATATGACGGTTTAATCTTCCAAATCTATCAAGAAGCTATGAACTATTTAGCCGATCTTACTAATTACAACGGTTTGATGGAAAAATTGAACAAAGCTACTACGTTTCTTACGGAGTCAATACAATTCAGCAATAACTAAATATCTAAATGATGATGACGAAGTCGACCAGAAAAAGGTCGATAAGATGCTCGACAAAACTCGTGGAGCACTAATTGCTGGTTATTGGCTAGGGAAAAGTGAAGATGAATTACTGGATGAAACACCAGCTAGACTGATTGACGATATCCATAAAGCCAATGCCATCAAAAAGGATTATTTCGAATTGATGAGTGATGCTACTGAAAACGGAATGTTAAAGGGCATGAACGAAATCGCGAAAGCTCGCGACGAACAACAATAAGGAAAGGAGGTTAAACTATGGCAAACTCAACGAGCCAAAGTGCCGGCTTTAATTTCAATTTGCATATGAATGGTTTTGATCAACTTGAAAAAGTTACTAATATGATCCAAAACCTCAAGAATGATTTCGAAGCAGTTTCCCACCAGATTACTGGTTTAGGTACAAACTTCAGTTCATTTGGAAATTCCGGCAAGAATAGTGTCAATGAGATTAAGGGTTCAATGGAGTCACTCAAGAACGCTAACAGTGAAGCTGGCAACGGAATTAAAGCTCTGGGTGTTGATTATTCCGGACTGCGTGAAAAATCATTGGCATTTAGCAAGACGGCTAACTTTTCCAGTGAGTTGCATAAAAACGACTCTGCACTGTCTGAAGTTAAAGGAAAAGTGAATGGTGTTTATGAATCATTGAAAAAGGTCGAGACGCCTAAGCCAATTAACTTGACCGCACATGATGAAGTGAGTCCTAAGGTTCACTACGTTTCGTCTGAACTTGGAAAGATGCGAAAACCCAATCCAATTGATTTTACTGCCAATGATCAGGTATCTCCAAAGGTTCACTATGTATCATCAGAGATTGAGAAGTTGAAGAAACCCAACCCGATCAATTTCACGGCTAAGGATGATGTGACGCCAAAAGTCAACCATGTATCAAGTGAAATGGATAAACTCCGGAAACCAAATCCGATTAATTTTACTGCACACGATGAAGCCACACCTAAAATTAAGAACGTAAAAGATGCAACAGATAGTGCTGAAAAGTCTTCTCATCGTTTTAGAGATACTTTGTTAGGTACATTTGCTGGAAATATTATTTCTAACGGGTTTCAATCTATCGTTGGTGGATTCGGAGAGATTATTAAGGCAGGTCAGGAATATAACCGTACACAAGATACGATGAAGACGGTTTGGACAGCTTTGACAACTGAAGCACCACAAGATGGCAAAAACTTAGTTAATTTTATTAATGATATGGCTAGTCATTCCATTTATGCTTCTGAGACGTTAGATAAGATGGCACAATCGTTCTATCACGTTCACTCAAACGAAAAAGAAACCAAAAATTGGACCAATGACTTTGTTGCTTTAGGTTCAACACTTCATATGAGTAACGATGCATTGGCAGAATCTGGTCAACAGTTCGCTAAAATTGTTGCCGGTGGAAAAGCCAACTCAGAAGATATGAATGTTATGATTAATCGTTTCCCTATGTTTGGTGAAGCTTTACAAAAAGCAACTGGTAAATCAATGAAGCAACTTTATCAAATGAGTGCACAAGGGAAACTAACCGCTAAGCAATTTGAAGATGCATTAACTTATCTTGGTAAGAAGTACAAAAGCGGTACCGCTGAAGCTATGACATCATTTCAAGGGATGTCAATGTACATTAAGCAACGTGCTTCTACTCTTGCCGGAGACGTTGAGAAATCAGCATTTAACATGTCTAAGTCTGGTACGCAATCTATGAAAGAGCTGTTATCAGACAAAATGATGAAACAATATGCTAAAGGAATTAGTGAGGCGCTTGGGAAGGCAACTGAGACATTTGTAAAAATGCTTAAGTTTGTTAATCAAAACAAAGAAGCGCTTATGAAAATGTTAGGATCCATTGTCAAGATTGGTGAAATTCTAGCTGGTTCAATTTGGAAAACTGTTTCAAGCATTATTATGAATATTGCTAAAGCCTTTGGATTAGTTGGAGACAATAGTAAAAAGAGCAAAGGTGGACTTGATGGAATTGCCAATGCACTTGAAGCTATCTCTAAGCATGAAAGAGGAATTCAATTAGTTGGTAAAGCTATCGTTGCTGCTTTTGCTGTTAAGAAGCTTAGCCAATTTACTAGAGCAGCAAAGGATGTTGGAAGTAGTTTTTCTAGTATTAAATCTGGCGCTGGCACTGCAGGAACAGCAATTGGTAAATTAGCGCATCCAATTTCATTAGTTAAAGATGGTGTTGCTAATCTTAAAAAGGGAGTTAATGATTTATTTTTATTAGCTAAAAAGAATCCTTGGATTTTGGTAATCACTACTTTAGCTACGCTTGCTGTTGTTTTATATAAAACCTGTGAACCATTTAGGGATTTAGTCAATAAACTCTTTAAAGTGGCCAAAGATATGTTTAGTGGTGTTGTTGATTGGATTGGTAAAACAATCAAAGGAACTAATGATCTTGGCAAAGGTCTTAGAAAACATCAAGACATTTTTAAAGCACTTGGACTTGGTTTGTTAGGTATCGCAAGTGCTGCATCAGGTGTCTTTGTTGCTTTTAAAGCATGGCAAGGTATCGCTGTTATTGTTAAAGGAATTACTATTGCATATAGTGCTTTTAAAACAGTAATCAATGCAGTTAAAATAGCACAACTAGGATTTAATCTTGCCATGCTCGCTAATCCATTAGTTTGGATTCCTGCACTTATTGTTGCTGTTATCGCTTCCGTTGTTCTTCTTTACAATAAATGCAAACCATTCAGAGATTTTGTTAATAAAATTGGAAAAGAAGTCAAGCAATTATTTGGAAATCTTGGAAAATGGATTGGTACTGCCAGCAAAAATGTTAGCAAGTTCTTTAGTGGCATTGGAAAGTGGTGGGATAAGAACCAAAAGGCTCAAAAGAAAGCCACTGACAAGCAACGTAAAGATAACCAAAAATCTTTAGATAACATGAGGAAAGATTGGGACAAACTTGGCAAGAATATTGGAAAGATGTGGGACAGCACAAAAAAGAATACCAGCAAAGTTTGGAACAACATGAAAAAAGATTCCAGCCATATGGGTAAAGACATTAGTAAGGGATTTAACAATGGATCTAAGTGGATTGAGCAACAATACAATGGATTAAATAAATGGTTTGGTAATCTTTGGAATGGTCTTAAAAAGGATTCTAAAAACATTGGTTCTGACATTGGTAATTCATTCAAAGACGCACCAAAAACTGCTCAAAAATGGATGAACGAATTAAACGACGGCGTTAATAAGGCAGTTGGTTGGTTACGGCAAAACACTCCAAAACAATTTCAGAACATGTGGAATGATGCTAACAAAATCTCTCAAGATGGAGCTAAGCTAAACTCTTCTATCACTAAAGCTGGTGCTGATTTAATTCATGGCCACTGGGATAAACTTGGCGGAGACGTTAAGGGAATCGTCACTAGTATGTGGAACGGAATTAAAGACCTCTTCAAAATGGGCTTCGACTGGATAAATGATCTAACCGGCGGAAGACTTGGAAAAGTTGTTGGCTTGTTCAAGGATGCATGGAATAACGTAAAAAACGGTGTTCGTGAATTATGGGATGACGTCAAGTCAATCTGGGATAAGTCTACTGGCTGGGTCAAAGATAAATGGGATGGCCTTTGGAAAGGCGTTGAGAGTACTGTTAAGAATGCAGTTAATGGAATTCATCATGCTGTTGTTGGTATTGCTCGAGGAGTAATTGAACCTTTCAATAAGATGTTAGGCGGACTGCACGATGGAATTAACTGGGTTCTTGATAAAGTTGGTGCTGATAAGATTAAGGGCGAATGGAAGATTTCTGAGCCATCTTATGCTACTGGTACTAACGACACTCACCCAGGCGGACCTGCTAAGGTTAATGATGGTCCTGGATCCAATTATCGTGAGATGTATCAGCTTCCAAATGGTCAAGTTGGTATTTTCCCAGCACAACGTAATTTACGAGTGCTACTTCCAAAGGGAACAAGTGTTCTTGACGGAGATAAAACTGCTGGTTTAATGGCAAGACTAAACATGCCATCTTACAAGGGTGGTATTGGAAAAGTTGTTGGTGATGTTGTTAAAGGTGCTGAAAATGTTGCTGGAAAAGCAACTAAAACTGTTACTGGTGCTTTCAAAGGTATCTGGGACAAAGGCGCTGACCTGGTTGACATGTCTGAAAAGATTATGAAAGACCCTGCCGGATTCCTTAATGTTGTTTTTGACAAATTCGTTGGTGGGTTAGATATTAAATCTAACATCAGTTTAGTTAAAGATTCTGTTAGTAACTTCCCAGGTACTATTGCCAAAGGTGCCATGAAATGGATTAAAGGATTATTCAGTGATTATGGAGATGCCGGCGGAAGTAAAGGTAATCCAGGTGGATCTGGAGTTCAACGTTGGAAAGATTACGTTAAAAAAGCTCTGGGTATTCTTCATTTATCAACTGATGATGGCATGGTTTCAAAAGTACTTCGTCAGATTGCAACTGAATCATCTGGTAATCCTAATGCTGTTCAAGGTGCTATTGGAGATATTAATAACAAGACTGGTAACCTGGCTCGTGGATTAATGCAAGTTATTCCACCAACATTTAATGCATTCAAATTACCTGGCCACGGAAACATTATGAATGGTTTCGATAACATTCTTGCTGGTTTGAACTACGCAAAAAGCCGATATGGTAGTGGACTTGGAGCTTTAGGTAATGGCCATGGTTATGCCAACGGTGGTCACGTTAACAAAGATGAATTATCTGTTGTTGGCGAACGAGGGCCAGAATTATTTAAGCCTGACACTGGCGGTACTGTAATTGATCATGAATCTAGCAAGTCACTTGTTAAAAATAACAAGAAAAATGACAACGTTAAGATTGATAATCGTACAACCATCAACGTTCAAAACACCGATGAGAAGGGACTATCTAAGCTACAACAAATCCTTGATCAACGAGACGATGATTTGGCCAAGAAATTTAGAAATGTGATTGGAGGTGCCATTTAATGAATGCAACTATCACTGATGCTTATAGCAATAAAGAAATTGCTGAACGTGAAAAGCAAGCTAACGACCAGCTGAAATACTATGCTGAACGTCAGACTGAAGTTAAAAATCATATGGAAGATTTAAAGCGACAACCAAAACCACGAAACTCTGATGATGATAGCCAAGCATTGCTTCAAAAAGCTAAACAAGAAGCGGAATTGCTGAATGCACAAAAGCTAGAGAAGAGTTTAGCTAATCGAAAAGACGACGCTAAGCTACGCCAGGAACTTTACGATACGGTTATCCATAAACGTGAATATCAAATGCAATCTAATCGAAGTAATTCCGACAACATTCATGCCTACATTGACGATGCTCGACGAAATCATCCAAACCGTGGATTAACTGCTATCTATCGTTCTGACATGTCTGAGACTACCGTAATTATGCTAGTTGAAAGCTCACCATCAGAAACGGTTAACTCATCTAATGCAACGTATCCAACGCCAGGATTAGAGCCCAGGATTAATTACAGTATTAATTCCGATAAGACTACTAGTGCGAGTTATGTATTGTACGGCGATTCTTACGAAACGATGGTCCACAAGTATCAGCAGCTCTTAACATGGCAACAGATGGGTGTGGAATTAACACTAGATGGATTTAGTTACTTACCGAACGTTTATTTCACGTCAGTTGGTCGTTCTATGAACACACCACGTGTAAAATCAATGGACCTACAAATTTCATTTCTTAGTGCCAAACATGCGATTGAGAAGACGACAGTTACTAAGAAGCCACCTCAACCACCGAAGCCACCTTATAAGCCATCTCCTGGTGTTTACATTACTGTAACTAGAGGAATGACATACTGGTGGATGTGGACGAAGTGGGGAACAGCAATTCAGACTTTGCGTAATTGGAACCATTACCCTGATCGCTTTATTCCAATCGGTGTGAGAGTGAGGGTTAAATAATGCCACGAAGAAAATATATTGATATTGATAAAAATGCAATGCCTTATACGCAGACAATTAAATTGGGAGATGGTAATTATAACTTTCGGTTTAGCTGGAATGCGATAGGGCGTTTTTATATAGTTGATTTATTGGATGACCAGGATAACGTAATTTACGCTGGTGAACGACTTGTCTTAAATCAGCCACTTTGGCGTGGCATTTGGAATCCTAATTTACCAATGGAACCATTAATTCCATTAGATGATAGTGGAAAAGAAACTAATATTAATCCTGCTAATTTAAATGAAACAGTGTTCTTATGTGTTGTTGACGGAGAGGAGGACCAATCATGACACAAATTGAAAAACAACAAGGCGAATATTTTAACTATGACGCTCATATCATGATTGATCATGATAATGGTAGCTCAGTTACCCATTTTGATTTTGGAGCTCACGATATTGCGTTTGACTATTCTGTTGTTAGCAACGATGAGAATACGCCTAGTGAAAATACAATAACTATTTATAATCCAACTAAAACGGCTGTTAATACGATTGCATTAGGTGATCGTGTTCAAATTGATTCAGGCCCTAAGAATATTTATGGAATGATTGCTGTCGGCAATATTAGTCAAATCGTTCCACAAACAGGTGATGCTGACGATGCTTTACAAATAACTTTTTAGAGGGACAGAGCTACGCTGACATTGATAAGTTGAAAGTAACTGAAACTAAAACTTATGGAAAGAACGATAGCAAAGAAAAAGAAGTTGAAGAAAATATTAGTTTTGCTGCTGGTACTTCTGCTTGGACAATTATTAATACGATTAAAAACAATGCTGGCATTAATATTGTTTCTTGTAATTTGGGGAACAATAAAACTTATCCAAATGGATATTCAGCTGATGACAAACCAATTGACGTAATTAATAGTATTGCGATTGATTGCAACTCTCGAATGTACTATCGACCAACAGGACTATGTATTGATAGCATTAATTCTCCGGATCCTTATACCGCTGCTATTGTAATTGGTACGGTGGACTATGGACCACTTGAAAAGGATGCACAGTTAAACGCTAATTCAACTGATAATGGTGGTAACACATATACAATGGATGGATTTGATGATCCACGCTTGTATGCTGGCTGTCCTGTTTATGTAAAAACTAACAGTTGCTGGGGGCTAAAATGAATTAAGTCCATCACTCATAGTCACACTTATACAACGTTCACGATGGAGGTGGAAGTGTATGCCTAAACCATTTAGACAAGAGCCTGACCCTAATAACAAATTATTGGGATTAATTAAAAACGACTTAACTCAGTTTATTGGTACTCAAATTAATTGTCATACCATTGGAAGAGTTGTTGGTTATGACACTGCGCATCGTCGTGCAAATATTCAACCGTTGCCTTTGAAATCCAATGGCCAAACGAGAGCTGTATTGATTAACTGTATTGTTCCAGCTTCTATCTATGTTATTGATGAAAAAGAAAGCCTCAATCTGATGCGGATTGGGGCTATTGTTTTGGTCGGATTTTTAGACCGTGACAACGATAATTGGCATGGAGCTACTAATTTCAAGCTGGCATCACAACGCTTGCATAGTATCCAGGATCCAGTTATAGAAAGTGTGATCTCATGAAAAGCATAAAAGTTGATCAAAATACTAATGATATTGTTTTTAGTCATAGTAATGGAACTTTTGATTATGTAAAAGACAATGATGCTTTAGCACAGAAAATCAAGATATTACTTGGTACCAATCTTGGAGAAATAATTTGGGATCGAACAGAGGGAGTCGACCAAAACAGTATCATTCTGAATGGGAAACGTCCTGATGTTATTGAAACAGTTATTACCGAGTACCTAAAACGAGCATTAAACAAATTTGTAACGTGTAAGGTTACTACCTTAGATTTTGATAAGAAAAATCGAGTTACTAATTTACAAATCGCTGTTAACTTACACAACGAAAGTTCAGTAAATTTACAAGTTATTGGAGGTGACCATTAATGCCACTCAATGAAAACGGCTACCAAGTTCCAGGATTAAAAGAAATTCGACAAGATGTCAATAATCTATTTATCAAATATTTTGGTGATGATATTGATTTGTCTGACGGTCAGATTGAGGGTTTACTGTCTGGTATTCTATCGATTATTCAAAGCCGCAATGAACAACTTGGCCAAGCAATTTATAAAAACACATTTATCCAATCAGCCAGTGGGAAAAATTTGGAAGACCACGGTACTGATTTAGGAATCTACCGAAAGTTGCCAACTGAAGCTGATGTGGACTTACAAATTGACGGATATGTTGACCAAAATAATCCAACTATTATTCCTGCTGGAACACAATTTGGAACGGCAGACGGTCATGTCTTCTTAACGATAAATGATTTGGAATTAAATGAACCAAGCAATTATAAAGATTCGACTGGCCAAGAGAAACCATTAGTTGATGAATACGGTAATGCATTAAGTCGTGGAATTGCCCCAGCTAAATCGGTGCAAGCAGGATACAACGAAAATGTGGTTGCTAACACAATTACACACGCTGAAAATATCGTAGCTGGGTTCTTCAATGTAACTAATCCTGAAGCCGCTTACGGTGGAACCGATGCTGAGACTGATGACCAATTAAGAAATAGGTTATTGATTAACAATATGCATCGTCCAAGCGAAACTAAAAATGGTATTGAAACTGCTATTAAAAATATTACAGGTGTTTCTGACGCTAGATTAATCGCTAATAACACTATGTCTACTGATAGTCACGGAAATCCGGCCAAGTCGTGTCACTTATATGTAATTGGTGGGGATGATAGCGAAATTGCTGAGACGTATTTTGATCACTTAACTCCTGTTGCTACCACAATTGGTAAGCGTAGTGAAATTGTTAAAGACGTGGCTAACAAGCCAGTTGAAATTAAGTTTGACCGGGCAAAAGCAGTTAACATCCACGTGGAAATTGATTTGGAAGTTGATGAAACCCAGTTCAATCCAAATAATTCATTAGACACAATTAAAAGCAATATTTTAGCTTACTTTAACGGACTGACAATGGGTTCTGAAGTTTTGTACTCTAGATTATTTGCACCGGCTTGGTCAGTACCTGGAATTAACAATGTTTCCGTTGGAATTAGCTTAACTGACAGTAATTACCAACAAAAGGATATCTCTGTTGATGAGTTTGAACTTCCGGTATGTAGTCGTGACCTTATTACGATTAATACAAAGGAGGCATAGTTTATGTTTAACACTGATACAGATTTATCTGATAAAGCTGTTAAGAATGAAGTTTTGCATTCTTTTCCATCTGTCTTATTGCAGCGCCCAGATGGCAATAACCAAAGATTATTAAACATCATTGGAGATTTATCTGTCTATAGTAAAAATGGATTATTAGATGTTTATAAATGTCGACAGCTTTCATATGCGCAAGGAAAACAATTAGACTTGATTGCTAAAGAATATGGAATCCAAAGAATTGACGATGATGATGAGTTCTTACGCTTTGAAATTCGTGTGCAAATCATGCAAAACATCACTGGTTCATCAACGAATGAACTAAAGAAAATGATTTCGTTTGTACTTGATATTCCAATAAATATGTTTGATTTCTTGCCAACTGAAAATCCAGAAGAATTGGAAATTACTGATATTCCATTTGATTTTATATCTGGAAACAAGGAAGAAACTAAGCGTCGTATATTGGTTGAATCAATTCAAAACATGTTACCGCCAGAATATAAACTGTCAGATGTTCGTTATACAAAGTCAGCTAGTCAAAAAATTTATTATGCTACTAGTTCTTCACGAGATTCATTTAATGAGCGGGAACCAAGCTATGAATACAACGAAAGCACAAATACACACGTTTTTGTTAAGTCAATTTCAAGTAATTACAAATTTAAAGGAGAATAAACTATGCCAACTTTTAATCAAAGTATTTTAACAAATGCTGGTACTGAACTCTTAGGAAAAGTAAATGGTGGCCAAGATAGTATCATCTATACACGAATTGTTTTTTCCTCAATGGATAATTCCAATCAAAAAGACGATCAAATTAAGGCGTTAACCGATATTTCGCCAAAAGAATTAGTTTCAAATGCTAGCACATATCAAAACAATGGGAGTGATGAGACCAATGTTCGTGGATATGTAAATAACTCAGGAATGAGTAATGGTCTCTATGTTAAGACTTATGGAATTTATGCCAAAAATAAAGATGGCAAAGAGATTCTATTTGCGGTCGAATGTGCTGATCATCCTGACTATTTAATTCCAAACAGCGATGGTAAACATCCCTCGGGACTGTTGTATACATTCAAAATTAGCATTAGTGCAACTGATAACGTAACGTTTACATCATCTTCAGATATCTTTGCCACACAATCTGATTTAAAACGAGTTGAAAAAGAGATTGATACTTCTTCAAGTCAAACGTTAGAAACTGCTTTGAATTCAGTTGCAAAAAATTATGCTAGCAAGAGCACTTCATTAAGTATGTTATCTGACATCACCAATCCAAATGATAATTTTCAAAATTACACTAGTTTGGGAATTCATACTGTGGCTTTGGGAATTGGAAACTCTTGTGGTGGTATGCCTCCTTATGATAATGCTCCATTTGGATTTTTAGTTGTTTTAGATGGCAGGCAAACTAGAAAGCAATTATATTTTGGCTATACAGAAAGCGTTATTAATTTTGATGAAGCTGAGAAAAAATGGGGTAACTGGTACAAGATGGGGGCATTAAGTGATAAGCCATGGACTCGTTTAGATATTAATTTATCAAATCATAGTAACTATATAAATTACTGTATTAGAAATGGAATCATGTATTTTAACGCCAACGTCAATTGCAGCCAAAATGATGTTGGTACGAATAAGCAAACTAATGTTCAAATACCCGAATTGTACAATAGTGATAGTTTCACTAAATATCCAATTTTTGGAGAAGATGGTATTTCGATTGGTTATGCTGATTTTACCAATGGATATTTAACAACCTATTTTCCCAAAGCGGGTGTATATTCGTTCAATTCAATCGTAATTCCATTAAATAAATAGGAGATGAGTATATGTATTATTTTGTGTTAATTGATAAAGATGGATTCATTACTCAAATTTCAAAGGTGCAACCGCAAGACCATCAAGATTGGCAAAAAATACTAGTACCTCAAAATGAACTATCAAATTTTGGTAGTTTTTTCTTTTCTTATCGTGTTGTTGATAATGCTCTTTTGTCGCCTGATAATTTGCCAATCATGAGCCTAGAGGATATTTCTAACAAAGTTAAAGATTTAGAAACATCTAAAACTAACGATAGTCAAAATGATTTAAAGCAAAAAAATTTAAACAGCCAAATTCAAATGGCCATTAGTGAATTAACGGTTCAAATCATGCAAGGGGGTCAAAAGTAATGAGTACTTATGATTACTTGAAAATGGTCTATTCTTGGGGTTATTTAGAAGATGATTTCATTTATCAAAATGCAGTAGACGGGAAAATAACTGCTGAAGAGTTTAAAGATATTACCGGCAAAGATTTTGCCACATTCAAAAAGACGTCAACTGATTAGTTGGCGTTTTTATTTTGGAAAGAAAGGAGATGGGAAGATGTGGAAGCAGATTAAAGAAAATAGATTTATCACAATGGCAGGATTAGAAACTGCATCACTAGGAATCTATTTGCTAGTAATCAAAGACCTTTTTGAAGATGAGCAGGATATTTTTGCACATGTTTTAGCTCATGCACAGGATCCACTTATTTCATCCCTATTAGTGTTTATCGGTGGCGTATCTTTTGCCATTGGAATCATGGGAAATCATGGGCGCAAATATCATCGTGTTTGCCTTTCTGCAATGTTTGGCATCTGGGTTACTTACTTTGTTATTTTCTTTTGGCATGACATGAACGCACCAGGAATTCCATTACACCTTTCGTCAATTTTAATTTTGTTCTTAATCGCCAATATTTTTGTCGAGTTGATAGGCGGTGGTGATTAATGAGCGAAAACATTATTAACAGTATTATTGGCTTAATTTCTGGTATTGCTTCAGGAGTTCTAGCGTACTGGGCTAGCAAACAATCCAGCAAAAGCAATCAAAACAAGGTCAATGCTGATTTGGAAATGAGTTACATGAAAAACACTCCACAGCTTTGGGACAGAGCAAATAAAGCAGAAGCCAGAGCCAATGAATTAGAAAAGGAGAATAACGATTTGAAAGCAATAATTGCCGATAAAAACGATGTTATTCGTGAAATGGATAAGAAGATTGATTGCTTGAATGAAAAAATCAACAAAGTATCCAATAGGAAAATCTCACACACGCAACAAAACAGATAGTTATTAAATTGAAGGGAGGTGTTAACGATGGCTAAAGGAAAATCAAAGAGTTCAAGCAAGTCAGGAAAAGACGGCGGGAAGAAATGTTAAAGGAGAATCAAAATGAATAAATTTGAACAATTTTGCAAGAAACACAACATTCATATCAATATCAAAAACCCCGATGGCACGTACAACGGGGTTTTGTTGTCTAGTCTTGCATCACTTGGGCTAGTGGCCATTAAACAAATTTTTGGCATTTTTGGAATTAACTTTCCAATTGACTATCAATCTATCGCTGACTTTATTACCACCATTCTGACTATATTTGGAATGTTAGGAGTAGTTAGCAACGTACAACACGTTACAGCACCAAGTGCTAAGCAATTAGACAAAAAGGAGGATGTTTCTAATGAAGAAAAGAAATAAAGCTAAAGTTATTGGATTTGGAGTTGCTGCATTGTCAGCAGCTTTTTTATTTGGTGCAAATGTACCACAAACTCACGCTGCCAACATTAATTATCAATATCAATTGACTGGTAACGAAGGATCACCATATCGCGCTAATAACAAGATTATTGTGGCTCACGAAACCGGTGGGGAAGCTTCTGCTCAAAATAATGCCGCTTTTGAAAAGAGAACATGGAATTCTAATGGTGCCTATGTTCAATACATTGTTGGTAACAACAATGCGGGTCAACCCGGTAATATTTATCAAATTGGACAACCCGGTTACCAGTCATGGGGTGCTGGTTCTTGGGCTAATGCTAATTCTCCAGTCCAAATTGAATTAGCAAGAACTTACAATGCGCAAGATTTCAAAGTAAACTATGCTACTTACATTAATTTATTGAGAGAAAGTGCTCAAAAGTATGGTATTCCATTGGACACTGATTCTGCTGGATATGTTGGCGTGAAATCGCATAACTGGATTAGTCAAAACATTTGGGGCGACCATTCTGATCCTTATGGATATCTTTCTCAAATGGGAGTGACACCATCCCAGTTTGCTCACGATATTAAATATGGTGTCGGCAATGTAAATACTCCAACTTACGCACCAGCACCGCAACGTCAAAGTAAACCAGTTCAACAGCCACAACGTACCACTAACAATGGTTTCCATTCAGAAAACGCAACATTTGTAAATGGTAATCAACCAATTAACGTACACTATGGTCCATCTGCTAATGCTACTAAGTCTGGCACTTTGCCAGCTTACGCAAGTATTAGATATTACGGTTATGTTGTACAAAATGGTTACGTTTGGGTTGTCTACACTGGCTTCAACGGTAAAACTCTCTATTGCCCAGTTCGTCCAGTAGGACAAGCTGCCTGGGGAACATTTAGATAA